AAGATTGTTGCCCACTGCTTATCCGCCGCAATTGCTTGCACTGCTGATGTGCGCAGGACCGCATGGGCAAACTGCCCAAGGAAGATCAGAAAAATAGTCATAGGTAGGTGATGAGGGGATTAAATAACTTGCTGGAGCTTCGGCGCGACCAGCCCGGCCACATACGCATAACCCGCATCAGACAAGTGAATACGCCATCCCACGGTGTCCGTTGTTGCCCACAGTGGCAGTGTTTCGGTTCGCTCAAATGTCGCAAGCGCATAGTCAGGCAACGCGAAAGGCCCGCCTACTGGACGCACATCAACATAAGCAGTTGCGCCGTAAGTCGCAGGCGATGCCACAAGGCTTGCATTGAATGAATCAAGCTGTGCATTGATGTCGTCCACGCTGGCCCACGATGTTCCGGTTTGATACCGTGGAATCGTGCCAATCACTACCACCTTATCCCAGGTGTGCACCGCTTGTCTTGCGGCAATGTAATCAGCCAAGTCCTGCAAAGACTGAGCGGCTGTACGGGTTGTGACGGTGATTGAGTTTGTAGCCTCCCAAACCACCAACACATTTACACGACCACTCACCCATGCTGCATCCACGTCCGCCGATGAGCCTGTATCCAAGCCATTCATCATGCGCAAAGTCTGTCCGCCGATGCCAAGATTCGTGAGGGTCAGTGTCCCATTCACCGGGCGTAGCTTTGCGGTTTGAACAGGTAGGGTTTTACCCCCTGTTGATCCTGTTCCAGCCACAAGTGAATTGCCATCAAAAACAATGTTGTGGGTAGCGTACAAACTGACATCGACACCTGATGCTTTCAGGCCGGAAAATACACCAGTGTTCGTCAAATTGACCAAGCAGTAGCGATTCTGTACAGTGACTCCAGTCCATTCGTAAATCACGGTGTATGTGACGCCGCTGTCTTTGCTGACTTCAGCAAATATGCTGGTTCCCGCAATCCGAATTCTCACAACATCGCCAGCGGCAGGCGTCACAAGCACAGTCGCCGTCACTGCTGCCCGGTTGTTGATCGCCTTGTACTTATTCGATCCGCCAATGTCGGCGTACAGGCCCCAAAATATGCCCGGTGATCCACTGTAAAGCGAAGGCGTGTTTGTTGTCGTTAGGCCGATCATGCCGTTATGGGCGGTTGCAGGCTGCACGAATTCGTAGTACCCATCCACCCCGGAAGGCAGCGCGTAATCCACGATGCCGAAGTTCGTAAATCCAGCAGATGTACCCGTGTATGTGTACCCAGCAGTAGCATCTCCAGCTTCTGTGATCCCGGTTGATCTGACAATGCGAGGCGGCGTCATTGCGCCACTGTTTACCCGCTTGATACCGCCCAATGTTTTGACATGCAGCGCCACTGGAACAATACCGCCAGCCGTTTTGATGTTCAGGGCGACAACAATCAGCCCTGACAGCGTTTTGAGCTTGAAGGCCATTTAAGCCTCCGGCGAGATAAACAAGGTGCCGACTGGATAGGCTACCGTGTTGGTGTCGTCCGGGGCTTCGCCCATATCCACAATCAACCCAGTAAAACCCATCCCCCCGGTGACACTATTAGGTTTTCCATAAATCGGCACACCCTCATACCCCTCCAGCCCATAGTCAGCCGTCCCGCTCACGCAAGTCACATCAATCTTTGCTGGCACGCCATACGGGCCAAACACTTGATTTGTAGATGCAAGCGTGGTCGTGGTTGATGGTGCGCCGTAGATGCCTTTAACGGTCGTTGAGCCGCCCACAGCGCTCACCGTGTAAGAGTCTCCAGGAGCGAGTACGAGGCTGGCAGTGATGCCCGGTGAGAGTGCTGGCATGGTGATTCCTTAAACGACCATGAACATGGACGCGGTAGATGGGTCTGGGCCGATGAGGTCGGAAACAATGCCTGATGTGTCGAGCGCGGCGAGTGCGCGGCGCAGTGCGGACAGGTCTTTGTCCACGTACTTGAATGAGCGTGATGCGCCGGATGCAGCGCCTTGGCTTTGGATGCGCCGTGGTGCGCCTGATGCGGCAATGATGGCCACAGCCATGCACTGAATGAGGATTTGATCGGACGCGCTGTAGACGGCCATTGCGGCCTCGACTGTCGCCACTTTAGCTACAGCCGCATCAATCAAAAAGTCTGGAACGCCAACGCCCAAGGCTTGGTCAAGGTATTGCTTGGCCTGGGCGCTGGTGATCATTTTTGCTTGGCCTTGCGTTTCTCGATAGCAGCCAATTCCTCAGCGGCCATCTTGTCGGCGTCAGCGAGAGCGGCGGCAATCTTGGCTTGTTCGTCGTCCACCGGTGGCAATGCCTCGCCTGTGCCGTCGCCTGTGATGATGGTCAATTCCACATCGTCTCCAACCTGCTTGCACTTACCCACCGCCCATACTGGCACGACGTCAAGCTCAAGCACATCACCCACCACAACCCCTTCGGGCCATGGTGCTTTCATATGGGTGATTTCAACGCGCATTACAGGCTACCGTGAACAAAGGCGCTTTGGCCGTTGTAGTCGCTGCGGAACTGAGGCGCGCTGGCGGTGATCACAGAGAACACGTAATCATCTTCAGGCTCAGAGCGAGACTTCGGACGGGTGGTCATTGGCATGGCAGACAAGATGCCACCCCATTCGCCCGTATCCAGATCAGCAATGCCCAAGATTTCATTGGCTGGCACGCTGGACGCTGGCACGATGTCAGCGATTTGGCTGATAGCTTTCAGGCGTTGCAGGATGGTGCCGCTGTAGTTGGCTGCGTAGTCGGTTGTATCGGCTGCGGTGTAGTCGCCTTGATTGACGAACGCAGTGATACGGCCATAGTTGTTGTCACCCAGAGCGGCGGCGATTGCCTGCTTGAACGCGGCCAGCCATTGAGCACCAGTGGCGGTTGCCAAGGTGAATGTGTGGCTGAAAGTGTTGCGACTGGGCAAGGTGCGCAGGCCATAGATGGTGTCGCTACCGACTGCCACACCTGGCAAACCGTTCAACGCCATGTCTTCCAACTTCTCAGCGATTTTGCGCTGGTTGTTGGCAATGCTGGTGGTGTCAATCATGCCGCCACCCTTGCGGATGACTTCCATTTGACGCCAGCCCATGCGTGCGCTTGAGGTCAGCACTGGAACGGGTGTACCCACGTACTTGACAACAGCAGCGTCTGCCTTGGCCTGGTTGCGGCCATCCATCGACACCAGCACTTCGCCGGAGTCGCTGATTTGCGGGTAGAAGTTAACCAAGTCGGCAATCGACACGGGAATAGTAGAGGCTTGCGCCAAGCGGTTGAACACCTGCAGGCGGCTACGTGCCAGCGACTGAGCGCGTGCATCGATACGACGCCATGCATCAATCGGGATGGCCAGCGAGTTGCCTTCAATGGCCATCGCATCAGAGTTTGCAGCCAATGCCACTTGACGGGCATTGAAGCCGCGCCGTGCGGACAAGATAGCCGCTTGTTGTTCGGGGGTGAATTTCAGCATGATCAGTCCTTATGCCTTGGTGTAGAAATTGGCAATGACCACATCGGCCAAAGCACCAGCAGCCAGCGTTGCGCCTGCCTGGTCGTAATGAGCGACAACGATGTTTGTTGCAGCAGCAGCAGCCAATCGACCAGACGCGGCGACGGTCAACTCTTGGCCGGTCGTGTAAGTACCAGCGGCCATAGCCCACTGAACTTCATGATCCGGCTCAATCAGGTAAGCGATACCAGACTCGCCCGACACGTAAGGCGTCAGAAGCGGCTCAGTGGCGGCAGCGGACAAGCCGTAGTAATCACGGTCACCCAACAGGGCCAAGCGGCCACCAGATACGGCGGTTGCTTGGGTCAGTGCGGTAGCACCGACGAAAACAGCCGTACCGGGCAGCAGTGCGCCGGTAACGGTCTTGTCGGAAATGGTACGGGCCTTTTCACGGCCTGAACGGAAGATGCGGTTTGCCATGATTGATCCTTACAGGGCGTTGATGTCGTAACCGGCGAACTCGTCGGAAGCTTGGCCTGCGTTGCCAGTGACAACCGGCGCGGCTTTGGTGACGGCAGACAGCTCTTTGCAACGGGTCAAGCCCATTGCCTTGAAGTCGGCGGCGGTCAGGCTGGTATTGACTGCAAGGCTTGTGGCCAGCGTGGTCAGTTCAGCGTCTGCGGCAGCATTCGCGGTCAGCTCCAAAGCGGCGAGCTTTGAATTGGCAGCGGTCAGCGCATCGGATGCGGGTTTTGCTTGCAAGGCGTTGTAAGCGGTCAGAAGCTGGGTGTCATCCAGTCCCGTCACGCTGATACCGGCTGTATTGAGCGCGGCCAGGATGTGAGTTTTCACAGAGTCTTCCTTTTCATGGTTAGAAATTGGTTCATATTCAACTTTTCGAGTCACCTCTACCGGGTCTGTCAGCAATGCTACGGACACACCATCAGAGCCTACGGAGTAGTCCTGCTGATACATCTTGTTGGTTGAGTAGTTCACCCAAACGACATAGCGCGAAAACACCTCTTGGATGTATGCCGATTCAGGCAGCAGCTTGCGCAGGCCTTCGCTGATTTGCTCAAAGGACAATTCGCTATTGCCCAACAGCTTGCGGATCCATCCTGTCAGGCCGGTGAAGCGTTTGTCTTCTGGGGCGTCATCCAGATTGACAATTTCAATCTCAGCCTCTTGCCCTGCGCTATTGACAAATATGCCGATGCCCTCGGATGGAGTCCCGGCTGGGGCTTCATTCAGCAAAATCGCCAAATGATCGAAATTCATATCGGTGGCGATTGACTTGTACTTTTTTCCTAGGCTTTCGCCGTTTTCAGCCACCTCGCGCAAAGTTAAGCCGGAGCTGACCGCGATTGGGTCTGTGTTTGTACCGGCGATGGCCGCATCTAAGCGATTGACGACCTCAATACCTGCGGGCATTGCTCGCGCCTGTGACTCGGTGACAACGATGTCGCACATTGCGCGCCCGCCCGTGTAGCGGCTGTTGACGCAGTAAGCGCCAATCCAAGCGGCAGACAGGGCCTCACCGTTTGACGCGCTGATATGGCGGCCTTTGGCGTCTTTTGGATGCCCTGCTGGAGCTGGCCTGCCTTCAAGGCCTAGAACGGCCTTTTCTAGCTCTTTGCCACGGTAAACGCGCTGATTAAGAACGATACCGTCAATCGCGTGAACAACATCCTTGATGGTGTACTTCCCACCATCTTTTGAGACGTTCGCAGCGTTGACGCGGAGGCGAGTTTCGATGTAATGTTTTTGCATGCGCCCATGCTACGGAGCGCACTTATTACCAAAAAAACAGCCATGTGTGATGGTGTTTTGGTAAAATAGGCGCAACGCACAAGGCTTGCCGGCCATGTGCGTCACTTCCCAATCATCATTTTTACGGAATGACATCATGAGCGATTCAGAGTTTACCGCTATTCCCGTTCGTCCTTGCATCAAATGCGGGTCAACAGACAGACGGCCAAATGGCGGCTGTAGACCTTGCAAAAATATAGCCCAAGCAAAATGGAAAAAGATAAACGCCGAAAGTCAGAAAACTTACACAGCCAACAGATACAAGCTAAATCCTGAAAAACAAAAAGCAGCAATAAACGCATGGAGGGCGGCGAATCCAGAAAAGGTGAAGGCAGATGCCCGCGCATATAACGCAGTGTGGTCTAAGGCGCACCCTGAGGCTGCCATCATTTACGCGCAAAATAGGAGAGCTAGAAAGCTGGAGAGCGGCGGGGAGTTGTCTAAGGGTTTGGCGAAAAAGCTACTTATTTTGCAAAAAGGCAAGTGCGCCTGTTGCGGTAAGCCGCTTTCCTTGGGGTATCACCTCGACCACATCATGCCTTTGGCACGTGGCGGGTCAAATAGCGATGACAACATGCAGCTTCTGACCGCCGCCTGTAACCTGCAAAAGCACGCAAAGCACCCGATTGACTTCATGCAAAGCCGGGGATTTTTACTGTGACCCGCTGGGTAAAGCGTCTTCTAAACGAGGCCATTGATCTGGCCATTGAACAAACTAAGGGGAAATGAATGGAAGCAAAACACACACCGGGGCCTTGGTGCATTGGTGATTCCGACCTGCCCGTTAGTCAAATGGCGGTCATGCAAGCAGAGCCAGCAAGGAAGCATTCAACCATTGCTCGGATGTCAAAAGGAGTTCAGCCTTTTGAAGAGATTTCAGCGAATCTTAAGCTGATGGCCGCTGCGCCTGATTTATTGGAAGCACTGCAAGCACTGGAACTGCTTTTCTCTCCACTTGCAAAAGACTCGACGCAAGCGGTGTGGATTGGCAAGGCACGCGCAGCCATTGCCAAAGCCACGTTGACGCCACCAGCGTAGCCGCCCTATAGTCGAGGATGACCGACAAAAAGCCCGTCCCAACTCACCCCACCACCATAGCCATCATGGGCGCATTCGTGCGACGACAGCGAGAGGATGCGATAAGCACCGACTTTGCACGAGCTATGGGTGCGCTAAAGCCTGCGAACGTTCCCATGCCAGATGTTCAGCGGCCATTGAAGCCTTCAGGCGGTCGGTCAAAATAGCTTTACCGTTTTCGTCTAGCAGCGCCTCGGTTACTGAACAGTGGCAGCGCATTTTATTTGCCGTAATGCTGTAGAACTGCTTTACCTGCTCGGTTGTATATACGTTTTTATGTCTAGCCGCATGATGGGCACGGGTAGTGGGCAACAGCGCACTTGTCCACAGCAGCCCGGTCTTCACCCCAAGCGTTTCGGCCGCATAGTCTGATTCAGCCATACGCGCCTGGCGCAGCGTGTCGGTAATGTCTGTCTGTAGATACAGCATGGCACGACTCTTGCCTATATCCATGCGCTCCATCAGTTCAGCGCGTACCGCCTTTGGGTTCTTGCCGTCGATCACAGCGCGGCCAATGATCTGTGACAGCTCTGCCTTTTGAGTTGCTGCGAGTCCAGTCCAATGCTCGTACGATTTAAGCTGGGCCACTGCCAGCCGGTTCTGGTACGGTGCGCTGTAGATCACCTGCTCAAGCGTCCTCGCGGCTGCATAGCTGGCTGATAAGTTCGTCAGGTTCGCCACACTCTGAGCTGTCCCAAGCTGCTGTGCATCATCCACGTAACCGGAATACCAAAAGATGTACGCCGGGTTTTTTGTGATCAACCATCTCTCGTATGCCGCCTGAAGCTCTGACGATAGCGCCTCAAGCTGTGTAGGCGTCAACCCGTAGAACACCTGGCCGAATACGTCGTTTGCAGCGTAGACGGGCACGCGGTCGAACGCGGCCAGCACGTCAACCTTCAGACCGGCATAGCGTCGCTTGATGTCTGCCACGGCGCGGCGCATGATGGCCGTGCTGCCGGTGCGGTCGCGGATTGAACCGGGAATGATTGGGTTAGGCATCTACCGGGTCGCCTTCAACCGGCATATCCACGATGGCAATAGGCTCATACCCCGCCACAGCCCTAAGCTCATTCACATCAAACAGCTCTTGCATGCCTGCGCCGAACGCCTCACGCGATGCCGTGGTCATGGCCTTGAGCGATTCCAGCTTTTCTTTGTCTGACGGTGCGCCGATGTCCTGGAACTCCACTTCAAACTCGCCCGTATCAATGATGCCGATGGCCTGCATACGCCTAATGAACTCCTCGATCATCGGTGTAAGCTCGTTGGATTGGCGAGATTTGCACCGCTTTTGCATGTCTTTTTGGTCTTGATCTGATGCAAGCCGCCCGGTCTGCTGTCCGAACAAGATCACAAATGGGATTTGCACCGAAGCACTAAACAGATTGGCCGCAAGCTGGAATGCCCCCGTCGGGTCACTGGTGTGCGTCTGCAGCACCGCCGTCTTGCCTCCCTGCGTAACGATAGCCGCGTCTTGGTTGCGGTTCAGCTTGCGAACCTGTTCCTCGTGCGCCTGCTTAACGCTGACTTTTTGGCCGTCTTCGCCAATCGAGACGGGGTTAGCGTCAGGGCTGTACTCAAACGTCAAGGTTCTGGCACTGTTCTTCAGGTAGCTCTCTGCGCTGCCGCCTGAAACCTTTTCGATGTCCACCAGCGCGTTAAACCCGGCCTTGAGCATGGGCACGCCGTCAAACATATCGCCTGCACTGCCCTCGGCCATGATCTGCACGCGGCTGGGGTGAACGTCTTGCCACTCCATCGGTGCGCCCTGCATGTCCGCACCCTCAAGCCTGCGGGTCTTGTACTGATACATCAACGGCTGGCCGTAGCCTTCGCTGGTCGTGTCTGTTTCCCACTTGGTGACCGTGATTTGATCTTCATAGACCGGCACCAGATCAACCAGGCGTTGCGCACGGTCAAGCGGTTCACGCAATGCTTTGCCATCGGCCACGCGGTAAATCAACGCGGCATAGCGCCCCACCATGTTGCGCCGGTCGAAGTCGCGCAGCTTATGCCATGCACGAACTGAGCGCAGCACCTGAGCCGTTTTCTTTTCCCATGGTGTTTCTTTGTCGGCGGCTGGTTGCTTGATGCGTGGCAAGCCTTGCCAGCAGCCATCTAGCAGCCGGTGAACTGCGCCGTGCCCTGCCCCGCCGCGCTCGTAGGCTGCAAGCATGGTGCGGAATGTGATCTGGTCTGGATAGCCGTAAACGCGCCATGAATCGGGGCGTTTTTGGTCGAGTGCACTGCCCAACAGGTCTTCTCTGGCACGGATTAGGTCAATTTCATTGGCGATAATCATTTTTCATCACCTTGAATCTTCCCGCTATCAATTCCGCGTTTTAGGCTGTCAAGAAACCATTCATGCCGGAGACACCTTAAATTTGCCAGAACAGAACAGGCTGCAATAAAGACACATACTGCAGTTTCTTTGCCGTAAATGTGATTAAAAAATACCACCACAAACAGAGCAAGTGCAGCTACCGTTGCGAGATATTGGAATTTGTAGGTATTCATGCGCCCTATGCTAGGGAGTGCTTTCCCCATAGCTACACCGGGTGACCATGGTGAAGTCACATTCTCCATTGATGCTGTTCTTCTGCCAGTCCATCAGCCAAGTGCACAGGGTGGGTAGTTCATCGCAATATCGGCACAGGCTGTCACATTCCGGCTATTGCTGATCCAGTCGCCTTACCAACGCTGGAGCGTCACGGTGGGTCGTTCCGTGGCGCGTGTTTCTTGAGTGCTGCCCATACAGGCCGGTTTGCTGTGTCAATACGCGCTCTGACGGTAGAAAGCAAAAAGACCTCAAGTCCTTCAGCTTCCCACGGCGCAACTGTGGTGACAATCGATTGGATGGTCTGGAAACTGAAAGGCTTGAGGCCTCTGACTCGATTGTAAAACAGTTGCGCCGTTTGATGCAAGCAATGCTACGGAGACGCAAAATCACGTAAAAATCCCCACCTGCGGACGCAACAGCCCATTGAATGCGCGGCTGGCTGCGTCACATGAAGATGCCAGCACTATCACCGCCCTCTGGCGCGTAAACCATCACAAGCGCGTCGGCTAAATTCGGTGATGCAATGCCGCGTTTAGCCAAGTCCTGCTTACTTTCCACCTTAACCCGCCCATTGCCGTCATAGTGGCGCTGTGGCGTTGACAGTTCGTCAATCAGCATGGACAAATGCGGCAAATCGCTTGACAGGCTGATTAATTCGTCATCGCTGAACTTCTCGCCATTGCGCACCGCGTTGTAGGTGTTGCGGAACCTGTCAGCCAGCAACCACCACGCCTGCGCCTTGATGTTGCTGAACATGTCGCGGTTCTTGGTTCCCTTGCCCAATGCGTCTGGCTTGTAGATGGACTCTGGACGCCACACCGCGCCGCCCGCATTGAACTTACCGTATTGCACCGGATTGGCACCCGGCAATGCCTCATTGATCTCGCCAAACTTCGCCCCGGCACTGGCACCGACCCCGATGGAGTCATATGTGATGGCCGCTTTTAACCCGCGTGCGGCATGGTAGACACGCGTGCAAGACTTCAAAAGCTCATCCTCAGCGGCTTTCCACATATCCGCACCCAGCACCAGAGAGCCGTGCGCGTTCACCGTGGCGCACTTGTCCGCGCCGCTATCGGCCACGTCAAAGCCTATGCGCCGCTTACCCTCGGGCGCGAAGCCCAGCGTCTTGTGCGCGTCAATCGCGGCCATGATCCACGACCGTTTGATGATTACCCCGTCGTCATCGCTCAGCGGTTCGCCCATGTAAACGTGATTGAAGTCGTCTATGTCCTCGGCTTTTGCCGCGTCGATGATCTTTAACATCGTGTCGGACAGGAACGGGTTTTCGTCGTAGTTGATTTTGCGAACAATGGTGTTCGGCGGCGGGTTGACAACGAACCGCTTATAGGCAAAGTCTGTCGCCAGCTTCGGGTTGAATATCACCCACACCTGGGAGCCTGCCTTACGGATGGTGGGCTCAAGCACCTTCCACTGTTCTTCGGTCAGGTTGTGCGCCTCCTCGATCCACAGGATATCAATCGACTCCAACGACTTGATTTCGTCGATGGAGCGCCACAGTCCGTAAAACATGAATTCTGAGCCAGTGGATGAATATATTTTGTCGCGCTGCACATCGAAGCGTGGACTTAACCCGAAACGCTCTATCTGGATTTTCAGAAGGGCATAGACGGATTCACTGATTCGGTTCTGAAACTGCCGTACACACAGAAAGCGCAGTTTTGCATTGTCAGCCAAGTAACAGGCGAAGCCTGCAGCGTCCCAAGACTTTGATGATGCACGGCCCCCGACCAAGACCCTGTTGCGGGCTTTCTTCTTCCAAAAGTCTCGCAGCGCTGGGTTAAGGGTAGGCTTTGCCTCACTCGCCATAGAAGTGATCTAAGCTGCTTGGCGCTTGATGCGGCTGATTGACCAGCTTTACCTGGTCTTTGTTGGCGTTTAGCAGGTTCACGCCGATGATGCTGGCGTCGTTTGCCATACGTGTGAGCACTGCGATGCCCTTCAGGGTTTCAAGGCTTGTTTCGTCAAGTGGTGCAGCGTCGTCAATCTCATGAACCTTCGCATGGGCAATTCCAGCCAGCCGGTGAGCAGTGGCACTGCCAAACTTTGCTGCCCCTGCCAAGTGGGTCGATATGGCTTTGAGTTCATCAACAAGGCTTAGGGTTTCGATCTGATCAACTACAGGCAGTTTCTTGAATGCGTAGTCAACCTCTACGATCTTGTTTGCCAAATCCCGAACAGTTTGGATTCGTTCGGAAAATCGTTCGCTTATCGTCGTCTTTGACACGCCAAATTCACGCGCCAAATCTGCGGCCTTCTCCCCTGAAAGCAGCCTTGTTTTGACTGCATCCCACTGCTTTTCCGAAAGTTTGGATTTACGCCCCATTACATGCCTGTTTAAGTGATAAACCCATGCTACGGACGCCATCAACTAAGCACCAATCGGACTACGCCTAAGCGCTTGGCCTTGCCGTTCTCAGCCACTTGATCGACGCCGCTGCTCGCGTTGGAGGTATGCCACCATTTATCCCCGTGGTGGCACCCGCTCAAGCTGCGGGAAAATGCGGGGTTGTTACTCGTTGACCAACTCACGAAACCGCTTGCTGATCGTCTTCGCTGATTTAGGCGGCTTTGGCAATATTTGCTTGGCCCTGCGAATTCGCTCTGCCTCGATCTTCTCTGGCGTCACCCGCCCGTCTGGGTAGCTCATGCCCGTCACGACTGTCACGCCTTCCGCGCTCTCCTTGCGGTACTTGGCTTTGCCGTACTTCACACCGCCGTTTGCTTTCGCGCCGTGCTTCATGTGCAGCCCACCAAGCGCCAGGTCAAACACGCTTCTTGGTGCATGAATGATAGGTAGCGGCACGTCACACGCGGCCACAAACACGCGCTGGATTGGCATATCGTCTATTTCGTCGTTATCAAGCATGGGCTTCCTTGGGTTGTGATTTGTGTTTGCATCCAATACAGCCAGCGTCGTCCGTCTTGTCCTTGCTGTACTGGCAGTCTTTGGTCATTGGGTCGGGAATGCTGACCATGCGAGCGGTGCGGCTTACCCCGTCCATCCACCAGCCTGATTGAACAATTACCTGTGTGCGCAGTGGTGCGCGGTTCCAGCAACCATATTTGTTGGGGCTCATGAAAAATGAACCTCCTTTTTTGCCGCCAAATACGCCAAACTAGCGGCTTCTGCTGTCGCGTATGACCCGATGACGATTCTTTTGTTTTTAATCGATATTCCGGCCACCCATTTGTGCCTTTTTTTGTCCAAATAGACACCCTTAAAACCGGAGGTGTTATGGACCGGAATTCTCAATGTCGCTTGGATGTTCTGCTCGTTTGTGATGTCTCTCAAATTTGCTATACGGTTATCCAATCCATCTCCATTGATGTGATCTATGACGCCAAAAGGAAAGTTTCCGTATACATAAAGCCAGTCCAACCTATGGCATAAGTACAGCTTTCTATTGATTCGAATTGATAGGTATATTTCCCTTACCCCAATCTTGCAGCCGGCCACTTCGCCAGCTTTTAATCCATTTTTGTGATTTACTTTTCTGGTGAATTCGCCGCTATCAGGGTCGTAATTAAAGAGCTGTTTAACGTGCTCTTGAGTCAGCGTAGAATTGGAATCGCTCATGCCGCTTGTCCTTTCATGACAATGGTTTGGGAAGTGGTGCATAGGCCTTGCCGGGCTTATGCACTGCGCATATTTTACCTTATGTACTGTTTTTATATTCAGCATATTCATACCTCAACCACCTCCGGCGCGTGTGAGCGAATGCGCCAAGCCGTCTTGCGAATGATCTGCTCGTATTGGCTGCGCGGTATCGACTGGCGCTGCAGGTCGTGGTACTCGATCACATCGCGCATGGCTGCGATGCCTTCACCGGTTAAACCCATCTTGCCAGTCTCCTCAAAGCGTTTTGCGGCCTGTATCAGCATGTCCTGAGCAATTGCACATGCTGGCAATGCTTCCGGGCCAACGTTCATACGTGCTGCTGTTTCGCACAGGTTGATCACGTCTGCCAGGTCGCGCCAGTCTTGGATAGTTCCAGCACCATGCGTGATCGATTCAAGCGCTGACAGCTCTCGCATTTGCAGCTTTTCGCGTGATGCTGAGTTGGTGATACATGCCCCTGCGATAGCGTGCTGCACTGCATCAAAGCCGGTGGTGGCCCATATCTTGCGTTTGCAATGCTTTCTCATGCTGATAACCTTTCAAGGGTGATGTTCAATGCGGTGATTTCGTCGTGTTTGCGTGCGATCCATGCCCGTTTCTGTCCGTGCCACCCGGCGAATGAACCACGGTGGCAGTCTTCGCAGAGAGCAATGCAGGTATAAACCAGCCCCTGTTTGATGTGGTGCGCCTCGCTTGGGCCTGGTGTGTCGCAGACTGAGCAAGGTAGTGACTTGACGCGCTCAAAGTGCTTGCTGTCTGATGCTGTGATGCGTGCGCTGTTTTTGCTTCTCATTGCAAAATCTCCCCGGTGTCCTGGTCAATCCACTCGGGCGTTGAAAACTTCACGCCTTGCTGTGCGCCAAATGCTTCCATGAGCGTCTGAAGGTCGGACATTTCCGATTTCGTCATCTTTCTGGTTGACAAGCCAAGCACCACAAATCCGCCGTCAAGTCCGGGAACCACATCTTGCTTTTTCAGGCTCGCACTGAAGACGTGTTTCCATTCTTCAGGCGTGAGCTTGCGGCCATACCAATCGACCTGTTGGCTAATCTCTGTCAGCATGGCCCATAAACGGGCGTTCTGAGCGATTGAGCGGGTTTCTGGTGCAAGTGTGAGCACCATGCGCTTTCCTGCTGTCAGCATGGCCTTAGCTTGCGTCCATACGCTCAATAGCTGGGTGTGACCCTGTTGGGCGTTGTACATCGTGACGGTCATGCGCTGGGTCATAGCAGCACCCCTTGCGCCTGAGCCACAGCCTGTTTTTCTGCTCTCTTTTTTGCCGCTGTTGACTTAGCTTCTTTACGCAGCACATCTCCCCGAACCAGCGGCTGACGTGGCTCATTAGCTGCAATGCTGTAGTGATGGCCCTGGTACGTGATTCCTCCATAGTGACGCGCAACAGATAGCTGTGAGTTAAGCCAGCCGTAAATGCGTTCTGGTGGACCTTGTGGATTTAGCATGGCTGATATGCGTGCCATGTCTTCCGGTGTAGCGAGTGGAATGTCATTGATGCTCATGCTGTCACCACCTTGATCATTCCCGCATAGCCTTGCATCAGTCGTGCGGCTGCTGGCCAGCTCCAGCACACCGCGACACACCAGCCCTGCTCCTGCATCTTGTTGATGCGATCACGCTGCTCCTTTGAGGGGTTCCCGTCACCATTTTTGAACTCGATGGCCAAACCGATAAAGCCGCCACGGGCCACGGGCCATGACACATCGGGCACACCTGCTTTGACGCCTTCAGCTTTGAGCTTGCGGGCCACAGTGATGTGACGTGCGCCGCCGTTGGGGGTGGCGTGCAACAACTCAATACCTTCAAACTTTTGCAGTGCGGCCCATCGAAAAAACGCGGCCTGTGATTCATGTTCGCTCATTGCTTACCCTCCTTCATCGCTTCAAAAGCTGCCTTCAATTCCCACTCAGGGCAGCGTGCGTTTTCTCTTGCGTAAACCATTTTTGCGTAACTCCTGTCAAATTTATTCATATGAAGAATCAACTCAATTACTTCCTGTTTAGACATCCTTAACTTCCCCTGAGTCCATAACTGCTGTTGGTGAGCGAGACTCAGCCATTCCTGGTGAGCCTTCACAAAACTGCTTTATGGAGCCGCTTTGACCCGCCAGACGTTCGATGCAAGGGCTCTAAGCTTCGCCACCCTTTGTCCTGTTTCAGCACCTTTCCAACAGTAGGACACTTCATCTTTGCTGCTGCCGTTAAACCAATACCAACCAGCAAAGCGGCCCGTTTATTGACTTGGAGGTCACACTGTCGCAATTCCTGATGCGGTGTTCGGAGAACCGCATAACCCTCTCTGACTTCGGGCAAGAACTCGTTATTTAGTTGGCGTAGAACTCCTGTTCTTCCTTCATCTCGCGCAGCCATTTACCCAAGGCTTGCGAAGCCCTGAACGTGCCGTGCGTCTTATGGAAATCGTTGATGTCGTTACCCTTTCCAGGAGCCAGCCAGTAGGGCAAGCCAGTGGCTTGTGCAGCCATTGCGCCGGTGTTTGATGCGTCGTTGTCTGCCACCACATAGCCGCTGTGGGCCATGCGCTTGAGGTTCTGTGCGCTGAATGTGATGTGAATGCGATAACGCTGCTTCAGGGCGTGCAGGCAGGCCTGTAGGCTCAATCCGCTGGCGTAACCCTCTACCCACCAGTCCTGTGCATTCAATGCGCTGGAGTCAATGCAGTATTCGGCCTTGGCTGTGATCTGGCCTGACAGGTATTTCTTGCTGCCTTCTTTGTCAATCATTTGCACGCCGCACAACTTGCCGTTGACGTACATGGGAATGCACATTAGATTGACCTCATCAGACGGACGCCACACCAACACCTCAACATCAGGGAAGCCCTTTAATTGCATGTAGGCGTGCTTTTCGCTCTTGCACTGGCTCAGTATCCATTCGGCCTTGCGCGCTGCGTCCTGGGCTGCTTTGATGCGCTCCTTCCCCTCTTTGCTTAGGCGCTCGGCTGCCGCTTTGTTCTTTGCCGCAATCTGTGCGACTGTTGGGGGTTGGTAGGCCGCATCGTCACGCCAGCCGTTTTGCTTGGCTTCGTGAAACAGGGTGGCCACGGTCACGCCAGCGCCCTTGCAAGACTTCCAGACGCTGCGTGCGGCCAGCGCGTTGTAGTTATGGGCTGACTGACTCCAATCGTCCCAAATCGAAAAGCCTGCATCGCCCAATTCCGACTTCACGGCCATTGCCATAGCAACCCACAAATCACGCTCTTGAGCCGGGATGAATTGCAATGCGTTTTGAATGCGCATCATGCGGCTTTCCTGCTCTGGCTTTTTGCCCATGCGATGTTGCGTGACTTGATCCACGACATCACTTCATGGCCTGGGCTGACTGCAGCTGGCTTTGCCATTGATGGCTGCACGCCAAACTTTTCTTGGTACTTGAAAAATGCCATGCCTGGCTTCTTATTGTTTTCAACAGTCCATCCGATCAACTGCGCATAGAACGATTCTTTGTACTCTGGGCTGTACTTCTCCGCTTTTGGGACTAGTGCCAGTTCTGTCATTTCACCAGCCACGTTTACCACGTCATTTTTGCGGGCGCGGACAAAGCCGCAATGGGCGCACACATCGGTGGCTGAGTGCCAAAGATGGCCGCACTTAGGGCACTTGGCTGCTTCCTTTTCGTTGTCTGTTGGCTCTGGCTTGGTCTTTTCTGCGCCGTCGTCTAGCTCTGTTACGCCATTGGCGCAGAGGTCGTCCCATTGGTCACGAAAGCGAAGGAAATTACCGCTGTGGTCAAGCCAAATGGCTTGGTCTTTGTTGTCGTGCGGGCGCATGATGCGGCCTAACTGCTGAACATGGGCGCTGAATGATTTGCTAAACGGGCGAGCACTCACGCCGACACACACGTCAGCCACGTCAAACCCTTTTGTAAGCAAGTCGGTGGCGATTAATCCGTGAATCTCGGTGTCTGGCTTTGCAAAGTCTTCCAATACCTGCCGCTTGTATTCGTCGTCGTCCTTGTAGCTCACGCTGATGAAGTTGTAACCTGCCTCTGCGAACTTTTCAACCAGATCAGCACCATGTGCAACACCGGCGCAGAACACGATTGTTTTCTTCGGTCCGCCAAATACCTCTGTCGTTTTAGCTTTCCATTCAGACACGATGTCTCCGGTAATCTTGATGCCGCGCTCAGTGGCTTCTTTGTCTGACCATTCACCCGCCACCTTCTTTGCGCCAGTCATGTCAACCTGCTTTGCAATGAAGATGCGCGGTGAAATCAGGCGGTTTTCAGCAATCAGGCTGTTGACCGTACAGGCAGAAACCACATTTGTGTAGGTGTTCGCCAGCCCTTTGGTGAATGGTGAGCCAGACAATCCCACAACCTTGACGGACGGGTTGTTTTTGACGAACTCAATCACAGAGGCGCGAAGCGTGTGGGCCTCGTCAATCACCAGCAAATCAACTTCAGGGAAGCCACCACGGGCTTCGAGTGTCTGAATCATGCACACCTGAATCGGTAGGTCGGGCCGGTAGCGTGGAGACTCTGGCTGAATGATGCCGTGGTCAATCGCGTACTTCGTAAGTCGTGCTGATGTCTGAGCGCACAGCAATTTCAGATCAACCAGCATGGCCGAACGCCTGTTTTTCTTCGCTGCACCGTCCATCATGGAAACGGCAATCTCAGTCTTACCAGCGCCACATGGGGCATACAGCATTTGGGCGCGGTGGCCTTGTGCAAAGCCATGGCGCAGGTTATCCATCGTGGCCGACTGGTGAGGGCGAAGCTCAAGCGTTTGCATGATGATCAGGCAGTCTTTGTGCCGAGTGCGCGGTCAATTTCGCGGCGCTGGCGATTGATCTGCTTTTGCATTTCGGCCACCTGGTTCTGAAAGCTGTCACGGGAAATCGTGAGCTGCTTGTTCATGGCGCGAAGCATCTTGTTTTCTTTGCGCAGTTCGTCCAGCGTTTCGGTAGCTGCTGCGCGTTCTTCTTCGGTGGCATCCATCGCGGCCACGGCCAGCCGGTCATTGAGTCGGTCGTTTTCTTCGCTCAGGATGTGGATGGCTTCTTGAGCTTCATTGATTGGCTCAGGTACTGGCTCTGGTGCGACTTCAGGCGCTGGTGCGGCTGGTGCTGGCTTGGCTTTCTTCTTGCCAATGTCGCCCGTTTGCATCGTGGCAATGGTGCCTTGCTTTGTCGTATAGGTGCGCTCTGCTGGCGTTGTCACTTCGTTTATACGAAGTGAGCGAACAAAACCCTCAGACACAAAACAGGCTTTTGCGACAGCAACATTGCTCCACTTCGCCCACTCCGCATCAGCTAACATCGTCTGCACTGCTTTGCGCTTGTCGGCGTTGGTGCGATTCAAGCCGTGCGTGCCATTTGCCCCCAAGCTGTACAGCACCGCATCACGGGCAGTTCCTTGGCGCACTTCAGCAGAAATGGAAGTCTTTCCTGCCTGGTTATGCGCATGAAAGCGGTGAAAGCCATCAGCAAGCCAGTTGTCTACGCCATCATTGAAAACCACGACTGCCGGGAACTCTGCACCAGCCGTGATGGCATCTGCATACTCGGTGACGATCTCGTTATTGATCTCAACACGGGACTGCGTACCGCCGTCAATTCGGATTGTTTTGATGTTGATTGTTTTCATTTTTTAAACGTGTAGTCAGGTTTGAATGAGTCGTAGGAGTCAACCCAACGGGCGCTGCTTAAAGACTTGTGCAGCCAGCACATGCGGATAAATTGAATGAAGCGCTTCATGCCATCGCCTTATGAATGGACTGGCTCTTGTCCGAATCCGCTTGCGTGCGAAGTGGCGGGCAAAAATGGTGATTGACCTTTGGAGAGCAGTCGCGCAGATTGGCAAGCATCCTGGCGCGTACACCTGATTGGCCTTTTGCCATGTGAGCGCTTACGGATTGAGAGGGTTTGGCGCTTGGCTTCATTGCAGCCCCTTTCGTGCCAACAGCTTCAACGCGGAAAGCTCATCAGCAGGGATTGACACCATCAAGCCATCGCACTCCACGACTTTCATGCCAATGGCGCTAAAAAAGCCCTCAAGCTCATTGATGCGTAAGCCACGGCTTCCGCTTGTGATGTGGCTCACGTGACCCTCATCGTGGTTGATGGCTTGCGAAATCGCAATGTTTTTGACGGTTGCAACACGCTGCAATATCTTTCCGTGCAAGTTGCAACTGTTTGCGCGTGATTGGTTAGATGATTCAGTCATGAAAAATTCCAATCAATCAAGATGCAACAGACTCGACCAGCGTGGCGGTCATCAGGCGCACAGGCATGCCATTGACGAGCACGATGGTTCCTGCGGGCAGGGATTGGGTCATGCTGCGGCCTTTTCCGTGACGATTGAGTGGTCAGGTGGCGATGTCGCTAGGCTTGTGTCAATCCCACGAAGTGCCTCCGCATGTGCAACTTCAAGAAACATCATTCGTGCTCTTGGGATGCCTGTTTTTTTCCAGTCACTGATGCTTGGCATGGAGAGTTTGAAGATGCGGGAAACCTCAGCCGTCCCGCCTAAAGACTCGATGATTTCTATTGCTTGGTGGTTCATGCAGCATATGTTAGCTCAAGCTAACAAGCTTTGCAAGCCCAAGCTAACATTTAGTTAGATAGGCTAGGCTAATGTCTACCTTGCAAGAACGTTTGTCCGAAGTTTTCCCGCAGCCCCTCGCACGAGGCATTCAGGCTGAAATTGCTTCGTTGTGCAAGGTGAAGCCAGCGAGCGTGTCCGCGTGGTTTAACTTGCCTGAAAAAGTGTCATCGATCAGTCGATCAAACGCAGAGGCGCTTTGCAGGCGATTTGATTTGAATGTCTCGGCTGCATGGTTGGCTGAGGGGGCTGGGCCAAAGCACCTGACAATTACGACGCCTAATGTCAAATGGTCACTTGAACCCGAAAATATTAAGCAAAATCAGGCTCTAGTCAATATAGATACTGCGCCAGTAGCTATCAATTTAGTAAACAATCCAGACTTCCCAGCAATTCGTCGCGTCAACATCAAGCTGTCTGCTGGGGCTAGTGGCTTTGGCGTGGATTACGTTGAAGATGATGAAGCGCCTATCGTGTTCCAGCGCAAGTGGTTCGATCGCAATGGCTACAACCCAGCGCATCTACTGGCCGTGCGCGTCGCCAATGGCAGCATGGAGCCGGGCTTGTATGACGGCGACACCGTGGTGATCAACACTGCCGACAACACCCCCAAAGACGGCGAAGTGTTTGCCGTGAACTACGAGGGAGAGCTGGTCATTAAGCGCATGGTGCGTGATGCTGGGCAATGGTGGTTAGCCAGCGACAACCCGGACCAGCGCCGCTACCCGCGCAAGGTGTGTGGGGACGATGTGTTTTGCCTTGGCCGCATTGTTCACAAGCAGTCCGAGAGAATTTGAAGATCCGCAAAGGCCGGTTGAGTCGCTGGAACCGCTCGTAGTGCAAACCAACAAGTGAGTAATGCAAGCACATTTATAATTTTGCTTGCTTTATAATGCAAGCACTTTTAAAGGAGTGCTTGCATGTCAGATGAAACAAGACCACATGGCAGAGCTAAAGGTGGAGTCGCTCGGGCTGCGAATTTAAGCCAAGACGAGCGTAGCGCCATCGCCAGACAAGGCGCACTAGCGAAACAGGCGAAGCGCGTTGAACAAAAAATGCCCAAAGCCGATTACAGAGGCGTCTTGAAAATTGGGGATGTTGAAATACCGTGCTGCATCCTCAACGATGGGCGGCGCATCGTGAGTGAAAGCGGCATCAGCGCCACCCTTGGGGCAACTGGTGGAAAAAGCTACAAACTACGCGATGCAACCGATGAAAACGGCACTGGACCGATGCCCCTGTTTTTGGCATCAAAAGCGCTACAACCCTTTATTTATGCGGCTTTTGAGGGTATGGACCTGTCGGTGGTTGATTATGAAGATGGTTCAAAAATGGCGCGGGGTTACGAGGCAACCATCCTGCCTAAAGTTTGTGAGGTTTGGCTAAGGGCAAAAGAAGAAAACGCGCTACAACCCTCGCAACTCGCCAAGGCAAAAAAGGCCGAGGTGCTTATGCGCGGCCTGGCTCATGTGGGTATTGTTGCGTTGGTGGATGAGGCTACCGGGTATCAAGAGGTGCGGCCAAGCGATGCGCTTCAGCAGTACCTTGAAATGATTGTCAGGAAAGAACTGGCGGCATGGGCTAAAAAGTTCCCGGATGAGTTTTACTTCAACATCTACAAATTGCGCGGTTGGGTTTGGCCCGGAATGGGAAAGAACAGGTATAGCGCGGTAGCTGGGTACACCACCGACCTTGTGTATGAGCGCATTGCGCCAGGATTGTTGGATGAACTGCGACTGAAAAGCCCGGTTGATGAAAGCGGGAAACGAAAGATCAAACTTCACCAGTGGCTGACGGATGACATTGGAAACCCCATGCTTGCACAGCATATTCATTCAATTTTGATGTTCCAAAGGCTGGCCATAGCCAACGGCTACGGATGGGCAAGGTTTGTGAAAATGGTGGATCAAGTTATGCCAAAAAAAGGTGCAACATTAGAGCTTGATCTGACTGAGCCCATTCAATAGGCCATTGCTACCCCACTCAACCACCTCCGGGTGGTTTTTTTACGTCTGCTTTATGACTACGTATACGGGTACGTATTTTTATTTCATCTTTTTTTGGCAAAAGTTAGCTTAGGCTATTGCTTTATTGTTAGCTTGGGCTAATAATTCACTCATCGCAGCAGATCACTGAAGCGACAGGCAGCAAAGAAGCCGAACCGGGGTTAGCCAACCGGGATAACAAATAGGCGAGCATCAATGCGCAGCTTTGATCCGGGGATGCCAAGAACCGGGGAGCCACATGGAACAACCCGCAACGTCTAAATGACCTTCGGTGAGGCATCGACTGGCCAAGAAAAGAAATCAGTCGTGAAACA